CTCCTACACAGACACGGGTGCAGCGGGCACCGCCGACACGCCTCCGGGCGTCAACACTGCAGCGGTCGGACGCATCTACTGGGTGTGGACCCTGGCCGAGCCGGTCAGCGCCCTCTCCGGCAAGCCCGTCAAGGCCCCTGCAGGCGGACTGATCATCGAGTAAGGAGCGGAATGGCTACCGAGGCAAGCATCCTCACCAGGGTCCGTAACGAACTCGGAGATCTCTCGGAGCCGTTCCGCCAGACCTTCCGGGGCACGGGCACACAGGACGAGTTCGACCTCCCTGTGGCCCGTGTCTCCACGACCGGGCTCAACGCGTACACCGTCGACCCGCAGACGCTCGCGAACGTCACCCTGGTGCTGGACACCGACTTCACGCTGGACGCCGAGAACGGCATCGTCCGGCTCACCGACCCGCTCCCTCAGGACGTCCTCCTGGTGGTCGAGGGGACGGCCTTCGGCATGTTCACCGACGACGACCTGGAGCAGTACGTCCGGGACGCCCTCCTGCAGCACACCTTCGGGCAGAACGAGACGACCAGGTACCGGGACGGCAACGGCTTCATCCAGTACGACAGGGTCGCCAAGAGCATCGACAACCTCCCCGAGGTCGAGGAACTCCCCGTCTCCCTCCTGGCGACCGTGAACGCCCTGTGGGCCCTCCTCGCGGACGCGGCCACGGACATCGACGTCACGACCTCCGAGGGCACCCACATCCCGCGCTCGCAGCGCTTCGGCCAACTGCAGTCGGCCATCGCGTCGATCACCGAGCGGTACCAGAGCATCTGCGCCATGCTCAACGTCGGCCTGTACAAGATCGAGGTCTCTCGGCTCCGCCGTGTCTCGCGCACGACCAACCGGCTCGTGCCGCTCTACGTCGAGCGCGAGTACGACCAGCACGACCTGCCGACCCGGATCACCCCGGAGATCGACCAGCGCGATGCCGACCACGACGGTCCCCCGAGCCCTGCCTACCAGCAGGGAGTCTGGTGATGGGTCGGCTCGACTGGAAGAAGGGCCGGTTCGACACCGAGTACGAGATCGCGCAGATCGAGGGAGCCGTCCGGGGGTTCCAGGGGTCCCAGGTCGAGGACAGTGTCGAGTACTTCCGCTTCGACAAGGCCGACTCCTCCACCCACGACATCTACGACGAGGGCTTCGGGGTCGGGCTGGTATTCCACCCCTCCGTCGACCTCCCAGTGCTGCACGCGACCCACACCGAGGGCGGGCAGGGCCAGGGCGAGAACGACTCCGGCTTCTACTACGGGGACACGATCTACGTCACGACGTCGTACGACATCTTCACCCGCACCGGCATGACCCAGGCGGACGTGCATCACGAGCGCTACCTCAAGGACCGGATCCTCTACGACGGTCTGATCTTCCGCGTGCAGTCGATCAACATCACCGGCCAGATCAACGAGCGAGACACCATGGTCTCCATCGAGGGAACCCAGGTGAAGCCCGACGAGATGGCTAACGATCCGCAGTTCGCTGAGTACGCCGAACAGCCCTCTCCGAATACGCCGTAGAATTGCCTTATGGACGGTCAGGATCAGGTTTCCCAGACGGCGGAGTTCTTCCGTATTCGTCGTGAGGAGCAGAAGGAGCGCAATGCGGAGGGCCGTGCTTTCCGCTATGGCATGGCTGCGCTCGCAACCGTGGCCGGTGCAAAGGCTTTCTTCGGTCGACGGGGGGCGTAATGCCCTGGATCGATAACGAGGCGAAGGCGCTCAAGGCCAAACTCGCCGGGCTGACCGTGACGGACGCAGCCAGCACCGACCGAGAGGTGGGCGTCTGGTTCCGCAACCCCGAGACCGAACTGCGCGACATGACGTTCCCCAGCATCGTCCTGGAGTACTCGGGCCTCAACAAGGCCGACGACCGTGAGCACCGTGGTACGACCACCCTGGGATACATCCCCGAGGAGTTCCAGCCGGGCCCGTACGACAGCGTTGACGAGGTCTCCGGGGTACCCGTGGTGTTCGATCCTGGGGCAGTGTCTGGGGAGGACTTCAACCCCACCTACTCCCCGTTCAAGGTCCCGGACTTCCCGATCCCGTACAACCTGGACTTCCAGATCACGGTCTACTCCCGGCTCCAGCAGGAACTGACCCCGCTGATCGGCCAACTGTCGAAGATCGACCGGATCCCGGTGCGCTTCGGCTACCTGGAGGTCCCGGAGGACGGCACTACCCGAAGCATGGATCTCCTGGCTGGGCCCGAGATTGTTTCGTCTCGGGATCCGGAAGGAAGGCGGCTCTTCCAGGCCGTCTATTCCGTGCGTATCTACACCGAACTCAACCTGTACGACGTCCAGCAGATCTCGAAGCGAATCTCTGGGATCGATCTCAACCTTCAATCGATTCCGGTCGCCAATTCCTGAGGCCAATTCAAAGCCTCTGTCTTGGTAGCCTAGAATCACCCGCCTCCATGAGGAGAAAGAATGGCAACCTACCTTCGGCCTGGGGTCTTCATCGAAGAGACCCTGCTGCCCCTGTCCGACTCTGTCGCGAGCACGAGCGACTCCATCGCGGCCTTCGTCGGTACGTCCAGCAAGGGCGGTCCTCTGGGTCCCACGCTGGTCACCTCGTGGTCGCAGTACCTGACCCTGTTCGGGGACAACAACGGTGCGACCGACGACCTCGGCTACGCCGTCTACTCGTTCTTCAACAACGGCGGCTCGCAGGCGTACATCGTCCGAGCCACCAACACGAACGCGACTGCTGCCAAGTTGACCCTGGAGGACGCTGGTGACATCGGCTCCGAGTCGGGCACCCCGGTGTCCGTCCTGGACGTCACTGCCAAGGCCCCGGGCGCGTGGGCGACCAACGCCGACAACGGCATCTACGTCACCGTCTCGGCGGGCGACGGCGGGCGCTTCGACCTCACCGTCGAGGTCGGCCAGGGCTCGTCCCTGACCTCCCGCGAGTCGTTCGTGGACCTGACCCTCGACCCGTCCGACAGCCGCAACGCGGTCGCCATCGTGAACTCCTCGACCATCGGGTCGAAGTACGTCACCCTGGCGCTTAATACGGCGACCAACAACAAGGTCTTCGGCACCGACTACGGCAACCCGGCCTCCCTCGCGGCCCAGGTGCTCGACGGCACCCCGGGCACGGACGGGACGGGTACCCCGAACCTGTTCTCTGCCGTGGAGACCCTCAACAGCATCGACGCCAACCTCACCCTGAACCTCCCGGGTGTGGCGGACGCCAGCGTCCTGACCAACACGATCAACTGGGCCGAGGCTCAGGGCAACGTGTTCGTCGTCGTGGACGGCCCCAAGCCGGGCCCGACCGACACCCCGGCGACCATGGCGACCGCGCTGACCACCCTGGAGGCGGGCCTCCCGGCCTCCTCGCACGCGGCCATCTACGGTCCGTGGCTGTACGTCCAGGACCGCAAGGTCACGGGCGCTCTGCGGCTCACGGCCCCCGGTGGCTCGGTGCTGGGTCAGTACGCCCGCAACGACGTCACTCGCGGTGTCCAGAAGGCCCCGGGCGGCGTGGGTACGGCCCTGCGCGGTGTGATCGACGTGGCTGCCCGGTTCGACAACGGCACCCTCGACACGCTCAACCAGAAGCAGGTCAACGTGATCCGCAGCCTCCCGGGCGCGGGCATCTGCATCATGGGCGTGCGCACCCTGAGCACCGGCATGCCGGACCGCTACATCAACATCCGTCGTTCGCTCATGTTCATCGAGCGGGACCTGGTCAACCTGACCCGCTTCGGGATCTTCGAGACCAACGACTCCGACACGTGGGACTCCATCGCCGCTGTCATCTCGCAGTACCTGACCACGCAGTTCCAGATCGGGATGCTCCAGGGTGACACGCCGGACCAGGCGTTCTTCGTCACGTGCGACAGCACCAACAACGACACGGCCTCGGTCAACGCAGGCGTCGTCAACGTGGACGTGGGTGTGGCCCTCAACAGCCCCGCCGAGTTCATCGTCATCCGCATCGGTCAGTTCGACGGTGGCACCACCGTCACCGAGGCCTGAGGAGAGTAAGGACCAATGGCAAACAAGTCGAGCATCGCTCACCTCAAGACCGACCCGCTCCGGAACTTCAAGTTCCTGGTGAACATTCACCACCCGAAGACCCCTGGTTTCGCGACCATGGGCTTCATGTCGGTGTCGGGGCTTAATATCACGACCGAGGTCATCCCGTACCGCGAGGGCGGCATGAACACGACCACGCAGAAGATGCCGGGTCAGTCGGACTTCGCCCCGATCACCCTGTCCAAGGGTCTCGCGGTCGGTGACCACGCCATGCTGAACTGGATGCGGGAACTGTTCACCGTGATCCAGGGCACCGGCACGGGCCGGGCTGGAGACGACTTCCGGTCGACCATGGACATCAAGTTGCTGGCGCACCCGGTCACCAAGGGCAAGGTCCCCGTGAAGGCTGCCTGGCGCGTCTACAACGCGTGGCCGAACGCCGTTTCCTGGTCCGACCTGGATGCGGGCGCGAATGCCATCGTGATCCAGCAGATGACCCTCGCCCACGAGGGCTTCGAGTTCAAGTTGGCCGATAACGTCGGGCCCAACGCCTCCGTCAGTTTCTGACAGAATGTCCCTGTGTCCTTGAATAAAGGACATAGGGACATTCCCCTTTCATTCACTCGAACACTTTTCAAGGGATACCTAACATGGCTGATGACCTGACCGAGTTCACCGACGTCGCTTCCTCCCCGCAGGCTCAGGCCGCGATGGAGCGGCTCCTGGCAGACGCTGACAAGCCGGAGGCCACGCCCCGGCCCCAGATCGAGACCCCTCGTGACGGCTTCGTCACCATCCCTGGCGGGATCAAGGTGGGCGAGGAGACGATCACCGAGGTCGAGGTCCAGGAACTCACTGGAGAGGCCGAGGAGCGCCTGGCGAAGGCCCGCACGAGCAACGACCCCATGCGGTTCTACAACACCCTCCTGGAGGAGGGGATCGCCTCTGTCGGGGGTAAGTCCCCTGAGGAGGTCATCGGCCAGATGCTCGTGGGAGACCGCGAGACCATCCTCCTGGGCATCCGTGAGGCCACCTACGGCCCGGAGATCGAACTGGGCACCGCGTTCTGCGAGGAGTGCCGCGAGGAGTTCGACGCGACCATCGAGGTCAAGGACATCCCGATCCGCCCGCTGGAGAGCGAGACCACGTTCACCGTCCCGCTCCGAAAGGGCGGCAAGGCGAAGGTCCGGCTGCCCCAAGGTGCCGACCAGACGGCCTACCTCAAGGACTCCAGCCTGACCGACTCCGAGCGCAACTCCGTGCTGCTTAGTCGCTGCGTCATCACGCTCCCCCAGAACGGTGAGGAGATGCCCGTTTCGGGGTTCCCCTCGCTGGTTCTCTCCCTGGGCGTGGTGG